TCACGTCTGCCAATAGAAGCTACTTGTTTAATTGCTGCTTCTCTATTAAAGATACCACGCTCACCAGACTTAGATTCATACAGTGACAGCCATTCCTTCATAAAGATTCCTATGTCTGGCTTCTCTGTATAGCACACGCTGTTGTTACTTAGTGCTATCTCTGGTGTATCAGACCACCACTGACCAGACTTAGCATTACGCATACGCTCATCAGTTAGATTAGATAGTGAGATTAGGGCACTACGTCTAACACCACCCACTACAACTACCTCTGCTATCTTGCACATCATACGATGGCACTCATAGCTGGTTAGCTTGCGACCTACTGCATCTTTAAACAAGTTAGTAGCAAAGTTAAATAAATCTAACAGTGGCTCTGGACCACTGGCTCTACCACCAAATGTAGATAGCCTGGCACCTTTAGGTCTTACCCTAGAGAAGTCCCACTTAGGCATCTCACCGTTGTATAGGTAGTTAATTAATTTTCTAAATGCAGACTGCCATCCTTCTTTGCTATCTTGGACTACTATGGTGTCTTCTACATCTACTTGTTCTTCAGGAACTTCAGGTAGTTTATTTACATGTTGCCTCTCTACACTAAAGCCCACACCAGTACCGTGCATAAGTATAAACAGACATTCGTCAAATGCTTTAGGGTGGTCTACGCTTAAGTAAGCGCAATTGTAACCTGCTATGTGGTTCTTAGCTAAGGCAGGTCCTGCAGTCATTAGCGCTCTCATGCTAGGCATTACATCTAAATTGAGAACAGCTTCTTCAAGAATCTTACGAGTCTTGGGAACTAGTTCTTGTTCTGTATTGTCTTTTAAGTGTTGCTCCATAAAGTCAAAGTATCGAGCTACAGTCTCTTCCCACGTCTCTCTCCTGTTTTTCTCAGGTAGCCACCTTGCATACCTGCTTAGGGCTATAAAATTTTGATAATCTGTTGCTAATTTTTTCATGTAATTTCCTCTAATAATTGTGTTTATTTTAATCTTCTTTTGCTTCAGGTAATAGCCCTAGCTTTTTAAGTTTATCAAAATATCTTCTATGGACATCTGAGTACATTCTAAATCCTTCGTAGTACTCAGTGTCCTCTTCTATCAAACTATGGAATTTTGTTAATGCCTCAGCTAACTGCATTACATCTTTACCTTTGTTTGACTCTTCCTCTAGACTTTCTTTTATACAAGATCTAAGAAGTCTATTCTCAGTGTTAAGTAATTGATAGTTAATGGATGTCATACCAAGTTGCTCCTATCTTTGAATTGCCAGACATTGGACAATCAAAGCCTAACCTTTGACCTGCAATCTTAGCAGACTCCTCTAATATTTTAGATAGTTTGTCTGCATCTTTTCTGTCACATTCAAAGTTCTGCTCATCATGCATAATGGCTAACAACTTACAATTTATATTATTTTTCTTAATAAGACCATCCGATACAATCGCCCACTCTTTAGCTAAAATTGCTTCATTACCTTGTAACAAGTAATTAAGAAGTTTATGTTCAGAGTCAACCTGTATTTTCCTACCATCTTGAGCGGTTATAAATCTGTTGCCAGACCTATTGAACTCGTTTATCAACTTATCTTGTAATTTCTTAAGAAGCGGAAACGTCCTTAAAAATTTAGTCTTAAGCACAGTCCCTTCTTTAGACTTACCACCAACAATAGTTCCAAGTTTTGCGGCACTTGCGCCAAACAGAAACCCGTATATAAAAGTCTTTGCTTGACTTCTATCTTTCAACCCTGCGGCTTTTTGGTTGACAGTGTGTACATCTGTACCGTCTTCTTCTTTGCCTGTAGTAACTGTTTCTACATACCTAGGGTCTCCCATTGCTGCGGCTAAAAGTCTTAACTGGGCAGATGCTAAATCACAACCAACCAGTACTTTGTCTTTTGGTGCTATAAAGATACTTCTCATTTCTTTACCAAAGACAGCTTTTGCTCCGGGAACATTCACTAGATTTCTATGTGACATTCTTCCAGTAGCTGTACCTAGTGTAAAAGGCACACACTCTAATCTACCATCATCTCTACAAACACCAAGCCAACCTCTATCTTTATTCTTTTGGTTTTGCAATGTGTTTCTTCTATGTTGATAGACAGCGTGTAAAGCTATATCTTGTCCAAGATCACCTTGTATAGAATTGTAGGAATCTTCTGTTAACTTCGCAGAAGTTCTGACTAAACTACCATCTTCGGCTCTCTTAGTGTTCCATTCTGTAGGTTTCCAACCGTGTTTAAACAGCAATTTCTTGACCTCTGCAGTCTGTGTTAGCTTTGCAGGGGTAATCTCAACTCTACAATATGGACCATTTATTTGTAAACCTTTTGTATTATTTATGTAATCAATACACTCATAATCACCAAACCAGTCTTGTATGTGTTTATGAAGTTTACCTGCCTTAGTCCATTTGGGGACTATCGGCTTTCTTAACTGCTTACCTCCTACTAGCCCTTTCTGGTAGTCAACACCGTTAGTGTTCATTATCTCATTACACTCAGAGTTGCTGACCCAAAAGTCAGGGCACTTGAGTATAGGTGGCATTAAAGGTTCAATCTTATCTCTAAGTTTGTCAATCTCTTCAGTCAAAAACTTTATGTGTTTGTCAGCAAGTTCTTTGTCGACTAACCAACCGTTCTTTACTTGTTCAGAACTTATTTTAGCTATCCTGAACTCACGATTTAAAACTTCTTTTGGTACCCCAGATTCTTTAAACTCCCTAAGTAAAGAGTGGAACACCCTAACATTGATTAGGACGTCTTGCTCACACCTGTTTAACATAGCTTGTTCAAATCTTAGCCACTGCTCTTGACGTGGTTTTAAAACACCAAAGTGCTCTCCCCACATCTCAAGACCATGTCTACCTTTGTATCTACCAAGAGTCCTGTTAAAGTTTAACAATTGGCTCATAAGAAAAGTATCAACAAGCCTAGCTTTTGTTTTAAAGTTAAAAAGTTTTTTCAGTAGAGGTATGTCATACATGATTATGTTATGACCTATTAGTTCGTCAGCATTTGCAAGCAACTCAAGACCCTCCTCTAAAGAAGGGCAATCGTCACTGTCATTTGAAAAAGTAATCGTATCCTTACTTATTATGTCGTAAGTAGAGATACACCAAACAGTAGTAGCGTCATTAATAAAACCATTTGCCTCTACATCAAAAACTAATTTCTTCATGACCATTTACCAAATAAAAGTTTAAATTGCTCTGGTGTTAAGTCTTTGTATGTGTCTTCAAAATAGTTCTTATGACCTCTTTCTTTTTTCATAAAAACAGTAGGTTTAGCCAAATCCTCATAGTTTCGAGTAGTTTGTAACCTAACCCACGTTGTCTTTTTACTAACCCCAGTCAATGCCATTATCTCATCTATTGTGAGAACTCTGCCATCATCTAGAGTGTAGAATTTTCTCTCAGTACTCATAATCCTCCTCCATAGTGAATTATTGAAACTCAGAAGGTGTGCTGTGTAAACGACCTGTAATGTTATCATATCTTGCCGAACCTGCTGGACCTGTATGTCCTGTAAACCTGTTCTTTAACACTGATATTCCAACCCTTTGTCGCTCACCCTCGTCCTCCGAGTATTTGTTTCTAGAAAAACCGATGATTTGAAATGCTATCTGTTTTAAACTTCCTGACCCTTTTAACGAGTCTTCGGTTATAGATGCACCTTCCTCAAAAGTTTTACTACCTCCGCTAGTCTTTCTCAAATGAGAGACTACTCCAATCCATACATTATGTTTCTTACATAACTTGAGAAGATCAGACATAGCTTTATCCATAGCTTCGTTTACATTACCGTCAACCTCACTAACTGCAATAGTTATGTGGTCTAGGAATATAAACTTACAGCCAGATGCCGCCATAAATTCTATCTTATCCATAAGAGAAGAGTCACTTACAGAGCCCTGATGGTCTAATAATAACAAACGACCTGAACCTGCAACATCTTCCCATGCTTTAGAGCCTTCTGCCCCTGAGCGGTCAAATTCTACGTCTGGGAGGTTTATTCTCTTATTTAAGTGTACCCCAATGATTCCATCTAAAGTCTCCCGTATGGACTCCTCAAGGGACACTACGCCAATTTGGTAGTCTGTTGTCATAATAAGATGATAAATATCTTCTTTGACAAAAGTAGACTTACCTGAGCCTGTTCCTGCAGTAAAGATAGTTAACTCACCAGTTCTTCTGCCGTATGTCATCTTATTTACATTGGCAAAACAATCAGGGTAGGGGACTGAATCCTCTCTTCTATCTTCGTTGAACAAATCCCAAGTATCAGCAGAGTTTACAATACCTGCAGGAGAGTACATCTCAGCATTCCATATCGCTTTCTCTAGTTCGTAAGTCTTACCTGAAACTAAATAATCAGAGGCATCCTTACCGTATCTACCTAGGGCACCAATCTTAGCTTTCCCGGTTCTAACCAGTCTAGCACAAGCCTCTGCACCATCTCTTCCTGCTTCATCGTGGTCAAATAAGAACACAACTTCTTCAAAGGAATTAAGATAGTCTAAGTTGGCAACAACCTGTTTGTATGCCCCTTGGGCTCCATTGATAACTGATACAACTGCCCACTCTTGTTTCTTATCTTTCCAAACCTGTTGTACAGACATTGCATCAAGTGCCCCTTCTGTAACAACAATTCTTTTACAAGAGCCGGGAGCAAATTTGGACTGACCAAAGAACTCGTTTTTGTTCTTAACAGACCCTATCGCTAGAAACCTTTTAGCATCTAAATCTCTACGCTCATATCCTACAACTTTACCTTTCTCAGTTATAGGGTAGTAATGGTATTTGATAGTCTTACCATCTTCCTCAGAGTATCCTACTTTAACACCATAAAGTTCAGCAATATCTTTTGTTATCTTGCGCTCACGAAAACCTCGCACTGGATAATCTTTTATGTCATCAACTGACTCTACAATGTTTTTAAATTCTTTTGGTGTCTTCTCGACAACCAGACTATCATCATTGTATATGCCTGTATCTTCACAACCAAAACAGTAATAAGTCATCTTATCACCGTTGTCATAAACAGCCCTGTTGTCTCTAGAACCACAAGCCTCACAAGACTCGTGTCTTACAAACACGCCCTCTTGATTATTTTCTTTATTTTTCATTTTTCCTCCATAGAAAAATAAATAGTGTCTATCGATACCCCTCATAGAAGAGTATCTGTAGACACTACTGATTAGTAATCGTCATTTTCTTCAAAGTTTAAATCCATATCCTCTTTCTTAGGTTGATTAAACTCAGAACCTGAATCTAAGTTACCAAACTCTGAACCTGCAGGGTCTGATTTCTCGTAAGGTATGAGATTAGTAACAAGAACATTTTTTAAACTCATTGACTTACCCTTTTGACCTTTAAAATCCCAGTCATAAGTGTCATATGAAACAGTACCAGTAGAACCATTGCCGATGATAACACCAGATAATGGTTTAATAGTACCTGTATCTGTCTTTGTAAAAACACCGGGAGGTGATAAATCTTTTCCTGCCGAAGTTTTTGCATTTTGTTTAAAAGTGACTTTATATTGTCCAGTCTCATTACCCTCTGCATCCTCTACAGGTCGCAAAGATCTAATTAGACCGTCTTTCTTAAACTTCTGTGCTACTTCCTTTTCTACATAGGCTGTAACAGACCATTGAAGTTTCTCAAAGTTTTCTTGTGGGTTATCTGGGTCTAAAAAGCACCAGTTTAACTCCACGTTTTCTACTAAATTAGCCATTCTTTTCCTCCTTCTCTAGCTTATTTGTAAACGAAGGCAGTTCCCACATTTGTCCGACTTTACGTCTCATCCAAAGTAGTCTACCCATCTCTAACATTACATCATCAGAGTTATAGTCATACGAACTCCTATACAAATCTCTAATAACATTCCAAGCATCTTGAATATCTTCGTTATCCTCTAATATCTTTTTTGCCTTTACAGGACCAATCTTAGGAACACCCTGTATGTTGTCAACTTGGTCACCTGCTAACATTTGGTATTGGAAATGTCTAATACCATCGTATTCGGTAACGTAACTTGATTCTTCTCTTTTAAAATCGTATTTTGCACCGGGAACAATCCATAAATCTTTATCTATAGTACAAATTACTGTGTTATCTAAATCATCTGTTTGTGCAATAGCTAAAGTATCATCAGCTTCTTCATCAACAGATATTTTTGCACCTAACACATTTGTTAAGTAATCTCTTACTTTTTGGTAGTAAAAAGGTTTTTCACCTGTTCTGTTACCTTTGTAGGGCTTAGTCACAGCTATTTCTTTTCTAAAATTAGTGTGACCTGACAAATGCAATTCATAATCGTCTGCTTTTGCCTTTTTAACAACACTATCAATAAAGTCTTTAATAAACTCAACACACTCAGACCAAGGCTCAAGAACTGTCTTACCTTGTACAATTGTATAAGGTGAGATTTCTCCAACTTTAGATTGTGTTGACCATAGTGCATTAATGTCCTCCAGACCATCCATTGCATGACGTTTACTGTCATACTCTTTTATATTGTCGCCATTCTTATCTACTACGTTGTAATAGTTTGTTTGGCAATGATTTGATGCCCAGTAGACTATTAT